GGACCAGTACCATCAGAATCACGCTCAGGTGTAATGGTAAAGCCAGACTCAACAAATGAACCAGAACTGGTATTTCCTTTAATAACAATAATAGGTGTCAACGAAGACACATCATTGTAAGGAAGGTAGCACTTAGATAGTTTATTAACCGAATCATACACAACGCTAGAAGCAGTTGCATACAGGTCAACACAGGGGTTCACCTTTTGACCTTGGTTATTAACGATAATAGCTTGTTCAGGACTTTGGCTAAGAGCAGCTTTAGACAACACAAACTGGTTACCTTGTTTGGTAACAGCATACATGTCATCGGAGTTAGTTGTGATAAACTGTACGGTACCTGGCATTAACCAGCTAACCCAAGATTCCATCAGGTTCTCTTTACCGTCGCTGTAATAACGGAAAAGAAACACTTCATTCAACCCCTGACCAGCCATGGCAATCAGGGAGTTCTGAGGACTGGAAATCAGTTGATCAACATTAGGTGAAATCCATTCTTTAACGACTCTGGACAAATCCAACACCTGTGGGTTCTCTTGTTGACCCCGTGTAACCATACTAAAAACACGAGAGTAGCCAGGTGTTTTAGTAATAAAGTTAAGGTTGGTACCGACATCAACAGGTTCGATGTTGCGGTCCATCTCATAGTTAGATAGAGCACGGATGGTTGCCAAAGACGGTGTAAGCACACCAGCATCAGCAAACATCACAAACTGTTGATTCTCTGAAAACAGCACTACACCCTGAGCGGTAGGTAGTGCAGCGTGAAGAGCTGTAGGTTTAATAGAAGAACAGCTAATATCAATAGGATCAGATTCAATGGTCGTCTGAGCTGACTTAAAATAGAAGTTATAAAAGTCACCAGATTGACTCATGATCACATTGTCCTTAGACAAGAATCCAAGTCTATTGTTGTGGAAGAATCCAGCAGTAATCTTTTCCCCTACAAAAGTAGGATCTGAGTTAGTGTCTTCATCACCAACCAACCTATCTTCATAGCTGATCTTTCGGAATACGAAAGTATCTACTGCAGTGTTGATAAGCTCATGAGGCATGGTAGCATCATCAAGACCAGGCGACACAGCAGGATCTCTGGTTTCTTCCCAGTAGCCCTCACCAGATACATCATCGTGTGCTACAAATTTAGCCCAGTAACTATCAGCAGCTTCACTGGTGTTGACAATTTTAATAATACGACCATGAACTGACTTAACAGGAAGATTACCAACACTAGCTACTTCATCCTCAGCAACAGTCAAAGCTTTGTTATCCAAACCACCTTCGGCATGGATGTCCATGGCAATTGTGCTGACAATCTCCAAAGAGTTACTAAGCCTGGTAACAGTCAATTGAGCATGGTCGCCAGTCATGCCGTTAATATCATTCTCTAAATCAGTAAGAATAGTATTAGCGTCAGCAGAACTAGGCGTAGTATAAGTAGCAGTTTGAGTTACACCATTAATCGTAATTTCAATTGTGTACGTCGTAGAAGAAGTAACGTACTGAATTTCTACTGACGCTACACGATGAGGATCCCATGAAGGAGCTGCTTGGACACCGACAGTAACAGCGCTATTAATAATAATAGAGGTATCTTGAACGGTAATAATTTTGTAATTGTTTTTAGTACCAGTCAGATAACCTGTGCCATCAGGGTAGGTAACAGTACAGGGGTTACCTGTTACTGCGTTCCAGATGTCAATAGTGGTGCCTTTGATAACACCCACATATTCTTCATCGTCATCACGTTTGATGTAGAACCATTTCCCATCATCATACGTAGTACCACTACCAAGGTTGACAATATGTTCAAACCCAGGTCGTTTAGTTAGACCATATGTAGCATCAGGAAATCCGTTGTAGCACTCACGGACTTGACCTGGCAACATTTTATCATCTGATTGTTTAGAGACGCCACCAAGGTAGCTGTTGATCCGTTGAGTAACTGAAGCCATTTATCTATAAAGTGCGTTGTACGGTTTGTAGCCAGTGTAGGTATTAGTTTTACCAGAGTGACCGAAGTAAGTGTAGTCACCTTGATTACACTCATACTCCATCGCCATTGCCCTTGTAAACGCTTCTTTTTGTTGAAGGATCTGATACTGCGTACCGTCTCCTACAATGCGACTGGAGACCGTAGAGGCTGCTCTGGCGATGATAAAATCAGCAATAGGTGTGGGAATATCAACCCAGTCAAATAGCCAGGTAATATCACACTCTACTTTGTCAGTAAACGTATAGGTGTGGTTAGCTTTATCGTACAGCTTACCACTACGTCTGATAACATCTTTATCCATGTTAGCGGCATTTTGACTCAAGTCAATCTGCAACATATTACTAGGAATAAGAATTTGGTTATTAGTGTCAGGAGTCATTTCATAGTTGTACTCCTTGTTGAATGACCAACCCTCAGCCTGTACTTCCCTTGAGACTTCAAGCAAAGTCTGGTAAGCAATCGCAACGTCCGGGTTGGTTTGATCTAGGGTAGTAACAGGCGCTTGCCCACATGATTGCAGAATTTGATTTACAGCAGGTAGCTCCTGCGTTGCATTAGTGGTAGGAAAAGCCATTGAGTATCATTCTCAGTAAAGAATTAAAAAAAAGGAGCCCCCGAAGAGGCTCCCGTAAAACGCATAAAAATCAGAATGCAGCAGGTGCAGTGGCACCAACATACAGCTCAACAGCTGCAGCAGGGTTCAGGTAGTCACAGCCACAAGCCAGACGACCCAGCATCACATCACCCTGGTAGATGACGGACACATCACCGCTGGTGACTTGGACCTGAGGACCAATCGCTTCGACCATACCGGCTGCTTCCTTCTGGAAGATCAGACCGCAGGACTTAGCGCCAACTTCAGCAGCAGTACCGTAATCGTTGTTGATACCAGTCTGAGCAGTGCTAGCATCTTCCAGAGTTTCGCCCACGAAGGAACCAGTCTTACCAGGATCAGTCACACCAGTAGTACCACCATAAGCAGTACCATACTTACCCAGGAAGGGGATGTTCATGGACTTGTAGATCTTGATACCAGCGATCTCGATGATGCCTTGACCGTTTTGCAGCGCGGTACCTTGGGCATCACGGTTCACCAGACCGTTCGTACCAACAGCTTGGATCAGCTCGTAGTACTGACGGGGGTTCAGGACGGCAACACGGCCATCGCTAGAGACACCCTTCTCATCCAGGGCAGCGGCAGCATCATAGAAAGCCGAAACCAGATTAGAAGAATTGTAAGCATCAGAATCGTTAGTGGTAGAACCCACACGAATCTGAGTACCACCAGGCTCAACATAGCCAGTAGCGGTAATCGGGGAAGCAGCACGAGCACCACGTGCAACAGCACGGAAGGCGAGACGGTCATACTTCTCAGCCAGAGCATAGCCGATCTTACGGCTAATCTCCGAACGCAGATCGTAGTGAGCCAGAACTTCGTCAAGCTCATACACGAATGCCGAGCTGATCAGCAGGTCATCAATGGTGATGGTCTTCTCGGCCACCGGGGGTGCACCGTTGGTATCACCAAGAATGCTGTTGCCAGGAGTATGGAACTCGGACTTAGTGCGACCAGTGTAGATGAACTGCAGAGATTTGCCGTTCTTAATGGTACGCTTCATGATCAGGTCCCGAGCAATAGTATTGTACTGGAAACCTTTGAACATCTCACCGCTAAAAAGCTTGAGATACAGAGCACGGGTATCACCCGCCAGGTTAGCCTGACCCAGCTGAGTAAGCTGAGTGGGGTTAACCGAAGATTGGAAAGCCATTTTTTTAAGGAGTTAATTAATAATACTTACTCCCAAACGTTTGGAAAATTTTTTCAATATTTTTTGTGGTCTATCCCACCGTCTAGACGGCGAAGGGTGTCCTCGTAAGGGCCAACGCCAATAGGTAAGGGAGGGTTTGCACCTCCCAATGCCGCTTTAACGGACTACCTTTTTAGTGTAAGAAACGCCGCGATACTTGTAAGTGACTTGAACAGTCATGATAATCTCCAAGTGTTTGATCCCCGTTCCATGATCAAACTTCATGCGTCCCTTTGTGAGGGATGAACGGACGGGAGATTAGCCTACAGCAGGGGCGCGAAGGGCGATAGGAGTTGCCTCAACAGAAGCAAGGTCCAAAGGGAAGTTGTGTGCGTTCCGTTCGTGCATGACTTCGAAGCCAAGGTTTGCTTGGTTAAGAATGTCTGCCCAAGTACGAACAACACGTCCCTGACTATCAAGAAGGGACTGGTTAAAATTAAAGCCGTTAAGATTAAAAGCCATCGTGCTGACACCAAGAGCAGCGAACCAAATACCAACAACAGGCCAAGCAGCCAGAAAAAAGTGCAGACTGCGAGAGTTATTAAAGCTTGCATATTGGAAGATCAAACGTCCGAAGTAGCCATGGGCTGCAACGATGTTGTATGTCTCTTCCTCTTGACCAAACTTGTAACCATAGTTCTGGGATATGTCTTCCGTAGTCTCCCGAACAAGCGAGGAGGTGACGAGACTTCCGTGCATAGCACTAAAAAGACTGCCGCCAAATACCCCAGCAACCCCAAGCATATGGAAAGGGTGCATAAGGATATTGTGTTCGGCTTGGAAGACGAGCATGTAGTTGAACGTTCCACTGATACCAAGGGGCATAGCGTCAGAGAAAGAACCCTGACCGAACGGGTAAACAAGAAACACTGCAGTGGCTGCAGCGACTGGAGCGGAGTAGGCAACAAAGATCCAGGGACGCATCCCTAGTCGATAGCTAAGTTCCCACTCTCGTCCCATGTAAGCATAGACGCCAATGAGGAAGTGGAATACGGTAAGTTGGAATGGACCCCCGTTGTACAGCCATTCATCAAGTGAAGCAGCTTCCCAAATTGGGTAGAAGTGTAGTCCGATGGCATTGCTGCTCGGAACGACGGCTCCCGAAATAATGTTGTTTCCATACAACAAGGAGCCTGCGACAGGTTCGCGGATTCCATCAATGTCAACAGGTGGAGCGGCGACGAACGCCAAGATAAAGCAGATGGTGGCGGCTAGCAAACATGGGATCATGAGCACACCGAACCATCCTACATAAAGACGGTTGTTAGTAGAAGTAACCCAGTCACAAAACTGGTCCCAGGCATTCTTCTGCTGTAAAGCAATTGTTGCAGTCATTTAAGTTTGTCCAGGAAGGAGTATGAATAACTCTCCCTATTACCTTTGATCCCCCAGCCCAGCCAGTAGTAGGCTGAGTTCATGTAATAGGGGAGTTGTTGGTAAGGAGTTTGGAATTCTTCCAGCTCCTGACGGAACTGTAGTTCATTAATCATGTAACGGGTTTGACCTTCCAAACTACTAGGATCGCACCCGTATTTTTTACAGAAACTACCTAAGCCTGTGTAGCGTTTGTAGGTAGTCCATTGGATTAAACCATAACCTCCACGAAGGCAGGCATCGTAAGGAACGATAGCACCACCCTCGCAGACGTTGGGTCTGAAGTTCGACTCCTGTTGAATGTTACCCATAATGACCGCCAGGGCAACAGGGTCTGTGATATCCGCTTTAACTTGCAGTTGTTCTAGGACGTATTGTTGCGCCGGGGTGCAGGTGGGACATTCAATCATAATCAGAATTTGTACTTAAGACCAGCTTTGGTGCCGTAACCATTCTCAGCAGCAGTGATGAAGGAAACTTCACCATACACCGACACGGAATCGCTCACAGCCACGGAGCCGCCTGCTTTACCAGACAGTTCCACTTCGCTGTCACCACCTTCAGGGGCAACAACGGAAGGACCACCCTGGACATACCAGGAGACTTTACCCGAACCACCTTCGACACCCACGTGGTTGTCAAGAGTAGTACCACTGTAGGAACCACCAGCAAAACCGCTGTTGGCTTCAATGTTCAGGTAAGGACCTGCCATAGCAGGAGCAGCAGCAATCAGGGTTGCGGGGAGGATAGCAAGGAATTTCATGTGATTAGTAGTTGTTTTTCTTAGCGGTTTTAGCGGAGCGTTTGAATTGTGCAGCCGTGGGCGCTCCAGGTGACCCAGGCTTTCTCATTTTTTCACCACTGCCTTGCTTAATTCGCATACGCTTGGCGTGGATGTTTGCGTA